ATGTATAGGAGTGAATGTAATACTAACATCCAATACAGTAGGTACTTCTGGTATTTCTACTTTTTTCTCTGTAGTTTCTTCTTCTGCACTATATACTGAGGTATGCCAGTTATAGTCTGTGCTCCAATCAAAGGTTACTTGCTCTACAATCCCCGGTTCTTGAATTAAATATTCTCCTACCGTAACCGCGGCAAAATTACCTCTCATAAAATTATTTGCTGTATATGTAGGTGCAGTTGCTCCTGCTAATAGATTTAGTTTTGCATATAAAGGTCTTAGTTCATCTGCTGAAGAAGCTGCTACCTTAAATCCAAATGTAATACCTCTGTTAAAGCCTTGATAGTTACGAAAATCTTCTGCTCTTCCTAAATACTTAAAAGAACCCCAATTACCTGTGTAAGAGTCATTAAAAGAGGTTAAATATGCTCTAAAAGGTAAAATTGTTACATCAGGTAAAGCATCACGAGAATTTTGTGGTGTTATTATCTTAAAATTAAATTCAATTAAATCTTTAAAAGCTTCTTTTGTTTTTTCTTCAATCGCTTTTGTATCTAATGCATCAACTATTCCTATAGACCCTCTTTTTGGAAATTTAGCAGTAATTCTATCTTTTGGTTTTAGCTTATAAGTCTCCCCGTTTTCATCTTTTGGGGATTCTACTTCAGTAGGTGTTAAACTTATCTGTTCAAATCCTTGAGCAACTCTAGTATATAAACCTTCCGCTCTTGTATTTTGAATTAGCTCTGTCGCTTTAAATCCTACAGGTTCGTTTCCTACTCCTGATGCATAGTATTCTTTGTCCAAATCAGCAGGGTTGGTAGGAGTGGTGTTGCTTAAAGCATCTTGTCTTCTCTGCTTTCTGGTTCTTTTAGCGTCTTCCAGCGATGTTCTTCCTGCATCTGTGATAGATATATTAGATGTGGTTGTACCAAAATCATCAAACTTAGTAAGGAGAGCTCCTCGTTCTGTCTGTCTCTCGTCTCCTTCAATCTTAGTATTGATTAATTCTCCATTTAGTGAAGCTCTATGACCTTGAACTTTAGGTAAATAACCTCTCTTACCCATAAACCCTTCAACAAAATGTGTCCCTGTTCCGTTTACTGGTACTTGAGCTACCATCGATGCAATTGCTTTTGCTGATGACCATCCTCCAGAAAGGACTTTACCTATAAAGGATCTACCTTTTGATTTTGACTGTATGCTTTTTTCAACTACACTTAATGCTGTTTGGTTTGCTATATGTTTTAGACCTGGTCCGGTAGTTAGTAGCGATGTTATTCTCTTTAAATCATCGGTTCTACGAGTTACTTCCATAGCAAGACTATTAGGACTAGGTGCGTCATTTATATCCTTTGTTACTAAAGGAGATTCTGCACCAAAGTCACCGTACTTAAGGTCTCTTAAGTTAGTTTGTAGGTCTATTAACGGCATACTCTACTGTGATTTATGAAGTTAAATCTTGTGCTCTTTGATCGATTCCTACTTCCGGAAGATTATCTAAATAATTATTAGCAGGTTTTTTACCTTTCAAACTTAATGTAGTTTGTGCTGCTAAAATATCCGGATCGTCTGTGATTGAGGATTTATAATGCAAAGTAGATGTTGTTTTAGCAGCATCTCTTTGAGCAGGAGTCTGTCCTTTTAATCCGTGTACTGAATCTTTTAAATTTTTTAATATTGACATTATTATAGTGTTTAGTGTTATTATAAATAGTTTACTATGTACTTAGTCTAGAACTTAATACTAAAGCTTCACCAACTTTACTTCCATCAAGGTAAACATTACCTCCAGTCTTTACTAAGCTAATTAATTCTTCTAAAAGTTTTTCTACATTTCCTCCTAGTTTTGTTCCACCAGCCATGGTGATTGTATCTTTAGGATTAGACTTTATTGTAAAGTCGTCTACTTCCATACTATCTGCTGAACGTGATCTAGATTGCGATATATCTCTTGCTGCGAGTCCAGCATCTATTGCTACGGATGCTGCTGTTCCAAGACCAGGTATAATACTAGCTGCTCCAGAAGCTAATTCTAGTGCTGCTCCTGCGTAATCACCTTTTGCTGCTCTACTTATTGCGAATCCAACTCCTGCTAGTGCTCCAATAATAGGTATTTTTTTAAGTAGTGATTTTCCGACTGCTTTTGCTCCTATTTTACCAGCTGATTTAACTAAAGAACCTGTTCCTGCTTTTACTGCAGATTTTGCTGCAGCACCGTAAACCATTTTACCGGTTGCTTTCATCACAGCTCCTCCTCCTTTAGCTCCTGCTTTTGCTGCTTTTGCAGCAGTACCGCCGCCTTTCAAAACATTCATAACAGATTTTGCTCCAGAGGTTAATGTTTTAAATGTTTTTGCAAGACTTCTAAACTTACCAAACATACTTAACCCTCCTATAGCTGTTAAGGAAATAACAATTGCTTGTGCATTTTCAGATATCCAGGTAAAAGCTTTTCCAATTGGGTCTAATGCTGTAGCAAATTTAGTCATACTATTAGTCATATCAGATTGAGCTTTAGCTGCTTTTTCTTGCAAAGACTTATTCTCCTGCTGTCTTATTAACTCTTTTCCTCCTTCTACTGCTTTTATTCCTGCTAATGCTGCTTCTCTCTTGGTTTCATCTTCTATAGCGAGTGCTGTAGCAATTTTGGCTTTTAATTGAGTAGTCATATCTTTACCTTTGTCTACTCCTAGATCTTTCAATGCTTTTTCTTTTACTATAGAGTCTGCTAATTCTTCTCTAGTCATACCCATAGCTTTTGCTAAAGCTTGTTGCTGGTATACGTTCATTTCTGAGAAGTCTCCTGCTTCTTTTGTAATCCTAGCTATTTCTGCTGCTACTTCTGCTTGATTACCGTTCATAGAAGCTAATCTTAACTTATCAAGCCTTAAGTCTTTACCGAGAAGTAATTCTGCTTCCATTTCATTAGCAATAGAAGATTCAAAATCTAAATTATTCTCACTAATTTTCCCTACCTGTGCTAATGAAAGACCTAATTTTCTAGCATTAAATGCTGCTTTAGCCATCCCTCCTGGGAATTTACCGATTGTTAATGCTGTGGCATTCCCAGCTTCGGAAATATCCTTCATTACCTGTTGGTACTTAATCCCTGTTTTATTATTAACGTTCATTGCCTGGACTTGGCCAACTATAGCTTCGTTTTGGTCTTTAACGCTTTTACCTGTAGCCGATGCTAAAAAAGTAAGTTTAGTAGCTTCATCTGCAGATAAACCCAGTCTTTGCTGCATTGTTGCAAATGCTATAGCGTTTTCTTTATTAAATTTTACTGATGCACCTAGGGAGGAGACTGTTGAATTTTGGTACTCTATTAATTCACTTACTTTAAATTGACTCGCAATACCGTTGTCAACAAATTGATTGTTAAGTTTTTGTGCTTCGGCTCTCGATATGTTAAGGCTTCTAGAGAATTCTGTAACTCTTGTTTGGCCTAGCTTTACACCCTCAACTATTTTGTTTACCCCAAAAGCTAGAGCAGCTTTTCCGAATACACCTACTAATTGTTTACCCCCAGATAATAGCCCTTTAGCTCCACCTCCTGCATCTCTGGCTGCTTTTGCTGCTTTTGCAAATTCCGGTAAGACTTTATTTAGTCCTGGTATTTGTTTGGTGAATTCAGCCATATTATCAAAGAACGAAACTGATTTATCTATTCTCTGTAATTCTGTGCTTAGATTTTTTGTAGCATCTACTTGTGCTTGTATTGATATAACTGCTTCACCTTGTAACTCTACTATACCTTTTAATCTTTCCCTTTCTTTCCCAGTTGCTGCTGCTGCTTTAAGATTTAATCTTCTTTGTGTAGATTTAAGTTTAACTATTTCTTTTTCAGCATCAGCCACCATATCTGTGACTTTCTTAGATGCTCTTTTATCTTTAAGGTCTTCTGCTGTAACACCTCTTAGCTTATCTGCTAACTTTACAGATTTGTCGAATGAAGAAGTTACTCCTTTTGCAGCATTACCTGTCTCTTTTGCGTACTCTTTTGAAGATTCACTTATTAACTTAGATATATCATTTAAACTCTCAAATATAGCTTGAGAATCTGTTCTTAGCGTATCTAAATCAGGCGGTATAAATTCAGGTTGTTTTTTCTGTTCGTCAGCCATACTATAATGTTATATATAATAAATAGCAAAAGCTTCTTTATTTCGAAGCTTTTGTTGAGTAACCTGGCTTTATTGCTGGTCCTACTGTTCTATTCTTCTTTGGTGGTGGCGGTTCGCTTGCTTCGTTTTGCTTTTTCATAAAATCTTCTATCTTTCTAAAAGTAAAAAGTCTTAACCAAATGGGCATATTATAAACGGTTCCCCAATCATAACCACCGTTACCAAAGTATACTATCTCATGTATTTGAGAAAATAATCCTATTCTATATTCCGGAGTCAGGCCAAAAAAAGTTAAGATTAATAGGAATATCGACGTCCTCCTCACCGCCGGCCTGATTCCTAACTTCAGCCTTCATAATAATGTCTGGTTGTACTTCCTGATACTCTGCTCTTAACGCTCTAGCATCTCTTGCTAAAAGGTAATTGTCTACAAATTCTCTTATATCTTTTAC